GCCCCGATTCACGGCGACTGGATCGGCGGACGGATCAACGGGCGCACGGTCATCATCAGGCTGATGCGCGACCCCAAGCACCGCAGTGACCAATGGGCAGCCGAGATTGACGGTGAGACCGTGGCAGATGCAGCCGGCCTGACCGCGCTGTGGGAGATTCTGCACAAGCGCTGGCCACGGGCGATGTCTCGCCGGGAGATTGCCACGCTTGAGTGACTTGCGCTTCAGGCGAGATCGACAGACGTGCGGTACATCGGAACTTCAACAACTTGGCGCACTGCCACTTCACGATCGATCTCCGCCGTGATGTCCTCGACTGCCTTGTCCGTAGAAGATCTCATCTTCACTTCGTCTGCGATGTTCGATCCAATCGACTCATCCGCCACAGATAGCCGCAGACTGATTCGTGATTCAAGTTCAACTCTGATTCGCGGCTTGATCATTGCAATTTCATTCTCAATTGCCGGGCAAGCCGAAGTGTCATCCTGATTCTCACCGGGTCGGGAGTGGCGCCCGATGGGTCATAGATCAGCAGAGTCACAAACGATCCAACCGAACGGTCACCTTCAACGAAGGCGTTGACAGCGGCAGCCACTGACCGCTGCACCATCACTGCTGCACCGAGGCTGAGGTTGGCACTGGCGGCCTGCGCAATTGCGGCCTGCACCCCAACCACGGCGCTGCTGGACTGCTGTACTGCTGCCTCAATCTGTGCAGACAAGGTGGTGCCTGCCTGTACCTGCAAGTTGAGACTCGCGCTGGCCGTGCGTGCCATTTGCACAGCCATGTCGATAGCTGTTGCAGCATTTCGCGCGGCCTGCAGGGCAGCCGACAAGCCGACAGTCGAGGTGCCTGTGTTGAGCACGGCCAAGTTCAACCCAACAGTCGATAGAGCCTGCTGCAGCACGGCCATGCTCAGCGATACGCTGGCGCTGTTACCGGCCTGGACCTGAAGGCTAACCGATGTTGAAACTGTTGATCCGGCTTGGACCTGCAGATTGACCGAGGCTGTGGCGCTGACCTGAGCCTGTACCGCAAGTTCAAGCGCTGCAGTAGCGCTGCGAGCCAGTTGCAGGGCAGCCGACAAAGCGGTGTTCTGCGCGCCAGTGGTACGCACTGCGACATCGAGGCCCGTCACAGCCGTTCGGGCCTGCTGAACTGCCGCATTCAAGCCTGCCGTGGCTGCCGTGGCCGCCTGCACAGCCAGGTTCGCACTGGCGCTGACAGTAGCCGTCGATTGAACAGCACTGGATAGGCCGGCAGTCAGTGCGTGGGCTTGCTGGATGGCCGCTGAGAGGCTGGTGGTGAGGGTCCGACCGGTTGAACCCCCCGCCCCACCCGGCACAAAGATTCGCACCGGCTCCAACATCGCCGCGGGCTGCGCAGAAATGGCCTGCGCCAGATCATCCGGCACCAGCCCGTCCAGCAGCACGAACGCAAAGACTCGGCCTTGCCAGTCGTTCGCCAAGCTCCCAGGGCTAGCGTTGCCGATCACGCTGTTGCCGGTCGGGCTGGCGAAGCTGCTGCCGTTGGAGGCCGTCAGCCGCTGGCCGTTGATCCACATGGCGTGCTGACCATCGCCAGCGCGCCGCATGACCATCGAATGCCGCTGGCCTGTCCGCGTCTGCCCTGACGCCATCGTGAATCGCTGGCGGTTTGCCGACGTGCCGCCGCCGCCCACCTCACCAACTGATATGTCGCTGTATGAGGCGTCGGATGAATAGAACAGCGAAATCCGAGTTGCGACGGCAGTCTGGTAGCTGGTCAGCAATCCAAATCCGGCCGTGAGTGCAGAGCACTCATGGACCGATATCAGCGTGTGCGCATTGTGCGCGACAAGGTACTCGGCCCCAAGGTCGATGTACCCGTTTGCGCCTGGGAAACGCCACCAAGCCGCTTCGCGCCGCGCGTCGTTGGCAAGGCTCGGCCGGATCAGCCCGCCTGCACGATTGATCGTCGCGCCGGACAGCAAGACCAAGCGCGGGTTGTACTGCTGCAGGTCGGCCGTTAGCCGGCCGTCACGCGGCAGTTCGCCGGGCGCAATCGGCCAGACTTGATCCTGGGCGGGCATCGCGAATCAGGCGTAGTCGAAGGGCGTGACCTTGAGGGTCAGCGGAGTGCTGGTGTAGCTCGTCGACTGCCCGGTCTGGTTGCGCACGTAGAACTGAGCTGATTCCACTGCAGCCAAGCAACCATGCACTACAAGTGGCTTGCGCTGCGCCACGTCTTGGTTGTCGATGCTGATAAATCCGATGTACGTGGCAAGATCAGCAATGTCATTAGCCCCCGGCACGGGGGTCTCGTCACTGGTGCCGTCAATGTCGTTGGCGGTCATCCAAATGTCGAAGTAGGCACCCGCCGAAGGTGCTGCCGCAAAGGTCTCAGGCACCTCCAGAACGAATCGGGCGTGCGGGTACTTGTCGGTTGAGTTGTTGACCGGTGTTTGCGTGATGCCGCTGTGTCCACTGTGCGTGTTCGCGCCGTTGGCCAGCGAAGCAGCCAGGCTGATCGCCGTGGTGGTTGATGCGAGTACGAAGGGCATGCTTCAAGCTCCTACACTGGTCCGGGTAGCGGTAGGGAATCGAACCCTAATTTCCAACATGCGGGGGTGATGCTCTAGAAACGTCCCCGCTATCGGCGTCCTGCCTTTAGACGAACCGCGCCACTGAAAAACCTACTGACACGAGACCGGGTTGGCCACGACGTTGGCGTCATCCTGATTCGCTGAGCCGAAGAAGGTCAACGCCAAAGCAGACACCGTGCCGGTCGTGCGGAGCGTTCCGCCCAGCGCGTTCTGAACGTTGGACGCGGGGAAGGTAGCGGCCTGAAGCACCTTTTCGGCGTTGCTGTTGGCCGTGGCGTTGCCCCACACGTCCACGACCCAGTTGCGAATGACGACCCGGGTGAAATCGCGAGGGTTGTGCAGCAGCACAAGCCACGAGTCCCGCTTGCCCTGCGTCAGGCTGTCATATGTCGTGTAGCTGGGTGCCGACTCAATCATTTCCACCGGTGCCGACTTGTACCAGGCCAACGTCTCAGGCGTGCGGACGGCGTTGAGCCACCCCAAGAGATCCGCGGCCTGCCCAGAGACCCGCAATGCATCACAGGCGGGGGCTGCTTTGCATGCGGTACACACGGTCGCGAGTTGCGCCGGTGTCAGGTTCTGTGCTTGTGCGTCATGCACGACTGACCAGAACAGGAGGGGAATGAGAGCGAGGAATTTGATCATGTTGGACTCCTTCAATGGTTGAGATTCACACTTGCTTCAAGGTTTCAGGTCTTCGGTCGTCATGACCACGTTCACGCCGTCTGTGTAGACCCGCACACCGTTCAATTCAGCCATGGCCCATTCGATGCGCCGTGGCTCGGCGACGGGCACCATGCCAGCAAGAGCCAGCAGCCGGGCCACGGCGTCTTGCGACGGCATGTCAGGCTGTGCCAGTAGTTCAGTGGCCAGGCCGTTCAGTAGCGGGATCAGCATTTCGGCTGCAGGCTTGGTCTGAATGCCGGTGATGGCGCGACGACGCACGATGCTGCCGCCTTCGCCCATCACCGTCAGGCGCAGTTGCCCATTGCTGGCCACGCGCATGCCGTCGCCTTCGATGATCTCGAATGGCACCGGGTGCTTCAGGTCGGCCGCGGAAGTCATTTCAGATTTCGTCCCAAGCGAAAGTGACGGTCTCGCTTGCAGTGAGACCGCCCGTCGCAGTGTTGAGCACTTCGGCAGCGAGCACGACGTGATCAAACTTCTGGCCCGTCCCTGTCACCGGCCCTGCGCCAAGCGACAGCGGCGATCCCGAGGTATAGGTGAAAGCGTTGGCGTAGCCTGTATTGGCTGTTTCTTGTGCAGGCGTGGCGTAGCTCGCTGCCGCTCTTGCCCACAGGTTCACGCCAGTGCCAAGGCCGCTGCTGCCGTCTGTGTAGAACTTGCCATTCGTCGCTTGGGTGTACGACCCGGCGAAGTTCATGATCAGCCATTTCTGGAATGACCAATCGCTTCCCGAAACAGGCTTCACCAGCGGGTTCACCAAGTCGACTGTTGAGTTGTCGGCTTTCTTGAGCCGCACGGTGCCGCCCGTTTTGTCGGTCGTCGTGCCTCCGGCTCCGTTCTTTTCGAGGATGGTGACAGTGGCTGCCATAGGAACTCCTTGATGTGAATGCGCCGTTTCGTGGCGCGAATTATAGCGATCGACCTATTCGCGAACTCTGACGACCTGTGGATCAGCCGAGATGAGATCAGCTTCGGGTGTTGTCATGCGGACTTGCAACTCGTGATCACCGACATGCAATGTCGCAGTCTCAGCAGCAGGCAATCGCAAAATAGCAATGCCGCCCGGCTGATCCAGCCATGAGCATGTCAACACAACGGCAGGGCAATTCGAGAAAAGCATTGACGCTGAAATGTCCCAACCGCTCATTGGGTATGGGTCACCCGATACGTCATCCGTGAAGGTGGCTCGGGCAACAAAGGTGTCACCTTTGCGGAGAGACAGGGTGGCCATATTTGTTCTCGATTGACTTAAGGCTTGCGCCGAGACAGTTGCTCAACAACGACATCCTTAGCCGCAGAGCCAGCGCTGCTGCCGTAGCGATGGTCATACCGGGTGCCGAACTTGCTGACCGCGATCATGCCTGCCGCGTTGAACAGGCCGAAGACACCCATCAACACGGTGTCGCCGACCTTCATCCATGCGAGGACGCCCATCAGCACAGCGAGCATCACCATCAGGCCGACCATGATCCAGACAATCGAGACGGTCAGGTAGCGGTCTTGATCATTGCCTTGCCCTGCCGCCCGCCTTGCTGCAGCATCTCGGCTCGCCTCTTCATCGGCGAAGACGTTGCGATCGATGATTGCTGCCCGCTCAAGGATCGGCATGAACTTGTCCAGTTCGGCGAGTGCCGTGTCCTGCACTTCAGCCATCACCGCTGGATTTGCCTTTGCCGCCATCACTGCTTCGATCGGGTCGGCTTTGCCTGTCAGCCGCTGGACAGCTTCGATCGTGGCAGTTGCGACCTGTGTCGCCACTTCAGGGTGATCCGTGTGGCGCGCGAGTTCCTTGGTCAATTTTTCTTTTGCCAAGGGCACGAATGCACTGTAAAGACTTTGAGCCAGACCTGTAAGCAGACTGACAGCGATGGGGGCCATGGGCTTCTCCTGGGTGGGTGGTGATGTCCAGGCGGGTGCTTCGCCCGCTGGTATTGCGCTGGAATCGCTTTGCTGGGCTGCAGACGGCCCTGCAGCGGGTGTTGAGGCTTGAGGTAATGGGTAGGTGGCCAAGGCAGCCTTTGCCATGTCCCAGTGGGTACGGCGATCTTCTGCGCCGTTTTGCCCACCGTTGATGATCTGTGTGATCTTGTCGAACTGGCCCGCCTTCGCCAGTTGGTTCAGTCCGCGTGACACCCACCACTGCGCGAAGCTCCAAGTGGACCACTTGGGATCGGCGAGCGCATCAGGCATTGCTTCGAAGTCGGGGGCATTCAGGAAAGCCAATGCCTTCGAAACGGCTTTGTAATTGCTTCGACCCGTGATGCCGAAGCCGCGAGCACGATATTGCCATCCGTCTTCAGGCCCGACGTTGCCTAGGTTCTTGCGTCCCCATTCACCCCCGTAGACCAGATTGGCAATCTCACGTTGATTGGCCTTCTGTGCCGGTGTGCGGCCGTACCGACGTGCGTCTTCTTCGCTGATGCGATGGCGGCCGAACGTGGACAGCAGTCCTGCGACTGAATAATTGAGCGACTCTGACAGCGCTTCAAACGATCGGCTTTCGTGCCCTGCCTGCGCGATGAAGGCGGGCAGGATGTCAGGGTCGTCAATCCCGAAATGCCGACAAGCATCTGTGAGGTGCGGCGCGAATGCGATTGCACGCTCAACTGAGCACGCTGCAGCGGCACGTACAAATTCAGGTGACATTGGGCATTCCCTGTTCGCCGTCGATGATTCTAGGCGACTTGAGGGTTTTGCACCCGAAAGGTCAGTGCGTTCAAATTGAACGTGCTTGCACTGCTGACCACGTTGACACCGAAGTCCTTTACCAGAATCACTTCGTCCGCTGACGATGCCCCGCCTCGGGCTTTGTAGTAAACGGCCTTGCGGGCAGTGATCGTTGACGCTGGCCAGTTGGCAGCAGCGAATGTGACATTGATGCGGTCGTTTGCTGCGTCCAATGTCACTGTCACTGCAACCGTGGCGCCACCCGGCGTGTAGCCTGTGCCCGTCACCTCGTTGGTGATGTCGTTGCGGAAGTCATGGGTGTCTTTGTCTTCGGCATATCCGCTCGTGGTGAGCATGACCTTGAACGTGCCGGTGAAGAAAGCCTTGGCCCACTCTTCAAGCCCGCGGTTGAAAACAAGTGTTGGCATGATCGTCCTAGGGTGAGATGAACGCGAACGAGGCTTCCGTCGAAGCGAAGTATGCGAAGCGATTGGTCGGTGTCACCCCGTCGATGGTGATCACTGCACCTATTGCGGAAGCCGCATAAGCCGTGTCGGCGTCAATCAGCGCAGCCAAGGCAGTTGCGATAGTGTTGAGTGTTGCACCAGTCAAGGCAGTGTAGGTGAATGCTACAGAGCCAAGGGTGATGGTGAACTTGTCGCCGACTGCAGGCGTACCCGTCAAAGTCGCAGTGACGATCTGATTGAGACCTGTCGGCACGACAGGTGAACCCAATGTGAATTCCACGGCGAACAGGTTGGTCAATGACCTGAAGACTGGCGCTTCAACGCCTGGTGACATCAAGCCGTAGGACGAATGAAGTCTCAAGCCGATCGGCCCTTCAATCACCATGGCGGGCGATCCGGCATAGTTCGAACTGTGAGCGGTGAGGCCATACGACCCGAGCACACTTGATGAATTGACTTGCGCAATGAGTGCTGCCATTGCGTCTTGCTTCGACGTGGGATTGCTTGTCGTGTAGTTCAAAGTCTGCCTCGGTGACACTGACTCGCTCAAGCCAATTCCAAAGACCATGCTGAGAGTCACCCCACTCGGGATTAGGTAAGACCCATCAGTCGTGGCGAACTTGTTGATGATGATTGAATCAAGTTTCCCGTCGTTGATGCCACCCCCACCGCCCCCGATTGTCGGATTTGCCGACAGAGTGACAGTGGGCCTGAAGGTGATGTAATTCTGCGGGACAGATCCACCTGCATAGTAGAACGACGCGGAGTTGACGCCGTTAACGTAGCACCTGACCTGCCCGTTATCTGAGCCAACAATCGCGAAGTCGAATGGAACGCCAACCGGGGCTTGTGTTGCACCGACGAAGGACAGCACACCTTCCCCGATGTTCTGGATCACGAACGACGGCAGTGCACCGCTCGTGGCAGGAGCGAAGCCCATCCGCACACCGATGAAACTCAGATCAGGCAACTGATGCGTGATGGAGAAGATGGTGCCACCAGCAGCGTCATTGAACAGAGCCTTGCCGCGGATCGTGAAGTCACTTTGAAAGAAGTTGCGGAATTGAGTTGGCGTGCTACCGGGAGTCCCGACGCGCACATAGTCGGCATCGAGGTTCGTCGCACCGTGATTGACCAGAAGTGAGCCCGATCCCTCCAATGGGGATGATGTTGTGATCTGCGCATTCCGTACCGCTGTCAGCAGATGCGCGTGGACGCTGGCGTCCGTGAATGTCGTTGATGCGTCCGGCTGGCCATTCATCGACATATCGAGAATGACTGCCCCCACTTGCGGCAACAGAGATGGGTGATAGAACAGGGCTTGGTATCGCTCCCCGGTCGACGTGTCGGCCACGGCGCTCTGCGTCAGATTGGTGGAGATGGATGCGCCCGCTGGCGGCACAGGCAGGCTAACGCCAATGGTCAATGCTGTGTCGGTGGTGTCAGGTGGAGGGGTCACCCCAAGTGTCGGGAATTCGGCTGTCGGCACAGATCCGCGGGCGCGAAGTACGCCCTTCGTGACCCGCAGCGGGGTTACCCAGACCTCAGTAGAAGGCGCGGAGTCGTTGCCGAATGAAGTTTGACTTGCGACGTTGACTTGGAATGTCCCCGGATTGCCGATGTTGTAGTTGTTCGTTCCTGAATAAGCCAACACCCCATCAAGATCAAGTGTGAAGGCGTTTCCGTCAACATTCAATTGAACGAAATGCCACGCACCGGAAGAGAACGCTACGGTCTCAAGGGCGCCATCATCCCCGTTGCGCATTCTCAGTTTCATTCCGCCGCCAGCGCCTGTGGTTCCTATTTCCAAGATGCGCCCAGATCCACCCCACCATGTGAAGAAGAATGATGAGGTTGAGAAGTTTTCAGTCACGCCAACGTAGGCCCAACATTCAAAAGAAAACTTGTCACCTGTCTCACGCCCAAACCTTGACGCCGAGCCGACGCTGCTAAAAGCCGCAATCGCTGCAGCCGTTCTTACCGTCTTGATTGTATTGTTGTCGAATCGCTGCTGAGCGTCATCAAAGGCTGCATAGTTGCTGATGGTCACTGAGTCAGCGTAAGTGCTTCGGTCTTGCACCAACAAACTGCCGTCCACGCCGTCTTGGACCAACAAGATGACATTTTCAAAGTCGGGATCATCAGATCCGCCGACGATCGGCGTAGTCGAACTCTGAAATGTGAAGTCAATCCGGTATTGCTGGAATGACGCCAGACCGTCGCGCCGCGAGATGAGAGTGATGTAGCCTGGGTAATCGCCGCCAGCGCCGCTGAAGTCAGCAACAGCATCGACGAATGAATAGGACCAAGCAGTTCCCGTCTCACCGACCACGGTGCGAAGCAAGGTGTCATCCGCCCGATAGACCCGCAATTCGTAAGTTGTCCCAAGCTCGGGAATCACATCACCTTGAAGGTGATCGATGAGTTGATCCTCTTGGGTGATGCGATTGCGATGCGCCCATGTGATGTCGAGCGACGGGTCGGCCAAACTGAGGACGCGCGGAGTGGTGAACCACGGGGCACCGTTGACTTCGACGAGACCTGGCGGGTACGGCCGAGCGAAGCGCAGATTGAATGTCAATGCGACAGGCGGCGAGTTCTCGACGGGAACCTGTGCGCCTGAACTTGTGCGAGGCAGCACCTTGACCCCAATCGTCTCAGTGCCTGTGTACTCAACAACATCCAAGGCAAGCGAGTCGTCGAAGAACCAGATCGCATCGCCGGTCGAGTGAAGGGCCGGAACCGTGTCGCAGCAACCACGGGCAAGGGTCAAGTTATTGCCGGTGCGCGCCGTTACGACGACGATCTCTTCGTTGCGAACGTTCTCAGTAATGCCTTCACCGCCCAATATTTCAATTGAGTATGTGACCCAGTAGGCATTAGTGGTCCACGTTGTTGTCTTGTCGGTGAAAGTTGTCACGCCGGCATCGCTGAGCCAACTTACAAAGTCCCCACCCCCGTAACTTACGGGCGCATTAGCATCGGCGAGCAATGTCATGCCGGCCGGATCAGTCGGTGCCGTCGAGTGACTTTGGTTTGCAAGCAAACACGCCAAGACTCGCGATGAGCCGTCTGTCGCGTTCAAGGTCAGCGTCGGGAAACTACCCGACGTGTTGGCAGTGTTCGGGTCATGCGTCACGACACTTCCGATGCCACCGCAGCCGCGGAATACGTGCACTTGCATCGTATGCCCAAACGGATTGGTGATCGTTGTTATGGTGTTACCTGCGTCCACGGCGTACTGCGCTCGCGACCCGTAGCCAAACGCCGGATTGGTTGTCGCAAAACTTGTGAAGCCTGAGAGTGTTCCGGGCGTGGCTTCGTTAAGGTTGCGATGAATCACTAAGATCACATCGCCTGCTGAGTGTGTCGGAACAAGAACTGTCACTACATTGGTGACAATGCTGCCGACATGCATGGGCGCAGAACCCGGGATCGCATTCACGCTTTCGTTCGCAATCATGGCCGCCATGCCGATGCGAATGCCATCTTCGACCGGCGAGGTGTAGCCGGTCATCGTGACTGAGGATTGCAACTGAGTGATGTCTGCCGTCAGATAGCCAACGGGACAGAAGCCGTAGCCCCCTGCACGCGGAACGTAATCGCTATTGGCCACGGTCAAACCTCACACATGAATGAATCATCAGGCGGCTCATCTTCAACCTCGGGTGCACCGGGGCGAACCGCCATGTTGAAAGTCGTGTTTGTCGGTTGACCCTCTTGCACAACCGCCACCAGGTGTGCGGATGCCGGATCGACGACGTTGAACTCGGCTGTCGACAGCGCCCGGTATAGCGATCGGTACGGTGCTTCAAACACGAGATGCTCACCGATGCAGGCTCTGCTGACAGGTGGTACCCACGCTGGCGGCCCGATGGTAGTGAAGCCTCGCTGTGGAAGACCGAAGACATCCTGCAATGCGACGACTTGGATCTTGCCTTCACCGATTCGCCCGTAGTCCACGGTGCCGACACGTAGCACCATGTCGGGAATGCCGCGGGACAGGTCTTGAATTCTGCCGACAGCACCAGGCGTGATGTCAAAGCCGCGACGGTCGAAGGTCAGACCGAAGCGACGAATCGACGGACTCATCGCGCGCAGGTCACGCTTGGCCAGCTTGGTCGCCAGTTCGGCAGTGGGTACACCCGGGTATTGCTTGGTGACCGAGTTGATCGCCCCGCCTGCAGCCTGCAGCGCCGCGAGGTTGACCGCTCGTACTGTGCGATCCTCGTCGGTCACAGGGTCGCGATACACGACCTTCACCTCGTTGACCATGTTGCCGAGCACCGAGACAGGCGCGTCTGTGATCTCAAGTAGCCCGCTGTTCTTGTCGAACAGTCTGAGTTCACTCTTCACATAGTCGTCGCGGATCAGTCGGATCTCGACCTGTCCCGTGGTGCGGTTGTCGTAGAGGGTCGCGCTGACGTGATCCAGCACAGTGCCGATGAATGACTTGATGTCGCTCGTTCGATTCCAGCGCAAGCAAAGGCCGAAGCGCTCAGCGAAGCATTTCTGTGCAGCGTATCGCCATGACGCCTCATTGAGTCGACTGCGCGGAAGACCCCGACCCCATTCGCGATTGGTCAATGCCTCGTAAATGATGTGCACTGGGTTCATCGCTTGGATGAGCGCACTCCCGAGACCGCCGAGCGGATTGACCGTCGTCACCGCTTCACTGTAGTCAACGAAGATCTCTTTGGTCTCATAGCGGTACGGAAAGAAACTCGCAGTCTCAATCCCTTCAGTCAACGTGACGACGTTCCCTGAGACCGTGTAGTCGATGCCTTCTACCAGCGTAACGAATTCTTCCATTGGGGTTCTCGTGTGATCTCAATCGCCGTCGCCGCCGCCAGGGCCATCACCGAGGCCACCTGGATTGCCGACCTTGAAATAGACGCGATTGACGGCTACCAGTGTGCCCGTTGGGTTGATGGTGACTGTGAACTGCGCAGGGAATTCGGAACCCGGGACACCCACGCAGATGTGGCTTTCAGATGTGGTGAGGGTGTTGGTTTCACTGGTGCCCTCAGACTCGCCAGCGCTCACAGGTCTGACAAGAGAGATCTTCGCGACTTCAGGGAACCAAGGGTCACCGTCCCATCCGGCGACGGCGCGACGCACGCGAAACTTCCAAGGCTTCGGGTACGGGTTCATCATCGACACGATGCCGTCGAAGAAGACCGTGATGCGACGCCGAAAGCCCGGCATCGGCGTGGCCAGCACTGACGCCATGTCAGCATGAGCCGTCTGGGAAGGACCGCCGAACAGCGTGGTCAATGTGCCGACGATGCCACCTTCGCCACTCTCACCGCCGAACAGATCGGGTTGATTGATGGCAATCTGTTCATTGCCCGTGGAAGACCCGCGCCAAGTCGACTTCTCGCCGACCTTGATTTCGATGATCTCGTCCACGGGGCCACGGCCGATCCCCATGTGAATGCCGAAGGCATACTTGAAGCCGGTAATGACGCTCACGTTCCATCTCCTTGTGCTTCTTGACGAGCGATCGCGGCGACTTGGTTGCCGAACTTATCACCAATGGCTTCAATGACACTCGCCGGGTAGCCGTGCTGTACAAAATGCATGTAGTCCAGATTGTGCCGAACAGCCCACGTGCGAGCACCTCGGGCGCAAAGCCGGGCCTTCCGCATATGAGCAACGGTCACAATGACTTCGGTCACTTCTTGCCGCCCTCGCTGCGGATCTCTGTCGTCCGGTAATTGCCCACGGCGATGACAGTCCAATCGCCAGACCAACAGTCACCGAAGATCACGCATTGCGGTGTACCTTCGTCCGCCTGCGGAAAGTCAATGTCCGAAAACGACTCGGGAACTCGGTTTTGAATCTTCGGCGCCATCGAATAGCTGACGTACGCCGAAACCAGCATCATCCCGATGTACCAAAGCGCTTCCCATCCCATTGCGTCTCTCCCTAGAAGACTGGTGTGCCGTCAAACGGCGATCGGCCTGGCATGTCAGGCGCCCCGCCGTAGTTGTCGTAATTCGAGAATGCTTGGCAGGATGTCGGTGTGAAGTCGCAGCCCGGATAGACCATGCCCGGGGCGCCTTCAAATAACTCGCCAGGGGCGGCGATCAATACAAAGACTGCATTGGGCTGGCCCGCAGGCGGCGACGCGATTGCGGTATGTGTGTCAATGGCAACGTACTCAAGACCGCGCACCGGATGATTCCACTCAAGGAATCCACCGTTGAAGTAGCCGTCAGCACGGACCACGGCAAGTTCGACGTAGATCGTGAACCCCGATATGCCAAGGGTCACGAAATCAGTCTTCCACGATGCTTTGTTGACCTTGCATGTCACAGGGTCGTAGAGCGCATAAGGGCATGAGCGTTGCCAGCCAAGGCGCAGACCTTCACGCGACAGACTCGACCCGAGCGATTCACAGGTAATGACCGAACGGCCGGGCATCGGGAAGTTGACCTGAGTGATCTCCCCCGTGTAGCCGATCACCACCTCGTCATCGCCCACGTGCTTGTAGCTGATGATCACTTGGATCGGAGCGGTCGGCGGCGATGTCATGAACAACTGAGCCGGGGCGATCCAAACCGGGCATTCAAGGTTCAGGGCATCGGTCGAAGGCTCGCCGGTTTGCGTGATGCTCGGGCTTGCAATCACCGCTGCTGTGTAGACATTCCCCGCAACAGTCAGATCGGTCTGCGCTGTCGTGTATCGCCACACCGCAGACCCGAGAGTGAACGTGTAGAACTCAATCGGGCGGCCGTCTTCCAGGCTTGTTTCGAACGCCGAGAAGGTCATATCAATGCGTCCAAGGGGTGTAGGCTCAGGGGGAGAAAGTCAGTCCGTCGACAGTGCGGAAGACCGTTGAAGTCTGAACCGCGGCGCAATTATCAACGAGGTGATTGAGTTCAAAAGCGTCTTGGTCAAACCTCACAGGCAGCAGGAATGACACTCGACGGATGTCGGCCACGGGGATAGTCGACAAGGACGCGGTGAGATGCACTCGCTCGGTCGATGCGTTGATTTCTTCGATTGACTCGATCTCAGCGTAGACCGTAGGTGTGCTTGCGTTCTTGAATTCAATCGCGAGCACCTTGCGAAACGCCTGATCCGTCTTGAGGTAATCCCATAGTCCGGTCGACTTGACATCGACAGTCAGCCCGCTGATCGAGGTGCCCGAGAGGTGGAGATCCATGGAGTGCGATGGCATCCAGAAGGCCACGCATCGCCCACGGGTCATTTCAATGTACCTGCGAAAATCAAAGACATCGCCGCGACTGCGCAGCAAGATGGACCCTCTGAACGTCAGCCTGCTTTTCTGATCACTGTCGTAGACATCAACCGAGCCTGTTGCGTTGTCCAGTGAGAAGGCTGTCGGCCGCTCATAACCAATGGAGATGGGTGACGATCGATTGAATGGGAACAGGAAGAATCGATCACTCGCGCCCCACGAAGCCGAAAACCAAATGCCCTCGGTGTCATCGAGATCGAATGCCACAGTGGCATTCGCAACGGCATCCGTGAGATTCGACATCTCCGTGCGAGCGGACACGCGGGCGATGCGCAACGGGATGAGTTTCGACCCCGCTGGCCATGACCCACTTGGGGCGCCCGAGAACGTCACCACACCTGTCGAGGTGTTGATGGTGGAGATCGACAGCACTTCATAGAGCGCCGGGTCGTTCTGCGTCACGATTGCCAAGCCGCCAGCGGTGAACTCTCGCTTTGCCAAATCAGTCAAGGTGACCGTAGAACCAAGCGAGGCTGTCAGGTGTACCTGTTCATGCCAGATGGGCAGCAAGCAACGATTGCGGCCGATACCGATCAAGAATGTGTCGAGGCGTGAACGAATGGCTCGATGACGATCGAAGGACGCTTCGAATGATCGCCGAGGGGAGATCCGAAGACTTCTGCGTTGTTCAACGTCACTCTCACTTGACAAGACTTCACTCTCGTACGAGATCCGTTCGATGACCCCTTGCGCCCAATTCGGCATGATCGAGAAGACGGGGAGCGCAAGCCGGTAGTCGCCTGGATTCGGAATGGCTGAATCATTGACAGGCACTGTGTCGAAGACCCACGATGAGCCCTCGCTTGCATAGACCAGCTTACCCTGCCGCCACAGAGAGAACGCAATGGCAGCCGTGCCGCCTGACAGGGACAGGTTGGCAAGCAGAATGTCGATGCGTTGCCTGCCGCGGGGGAAATGCACAGTGGCCACGTGCGGCCCCGATCCTCGCGCCGTGTAGAAGAACACCCGGGCATTGCCTTCGGTGACCGATGTCGCCCACGATGAAGACTCTTGCGCGTACACCCGCATGATGTACTCGCCGCCCTCAAGATCAGCCCAGCGGCTCAGGTAGTAGTTCGTCCGCGCAGCAGCAGTCCCGAATGACGCACTGACGGACAGCGCCTTCTCACCATTGGCGAAGAAGGTGTCGTGAGGTGCAGGTACGTCAAGCTGAAATACGGGACTAGCAGGCATTGAAGATCACCGCAGAAGTTGACGCAAGGTGGCGATATTCTTGCGCAAGTGCACCAAGGTGACCGCTTCACCTTCCGGCGAGTTCATGGCTTCAGGGATGCGCGCCCGGTCGTCCACGAGCACAAACCGATTGCCAGGTGCTGCCTGTTGGGCCGGCTTGCCACCGCCGTTCATGATGTTGCGCGGGTCACTTGCTGACAGCACTTCTTCATTCTTCTGCAGGATCGTCGGGTACTCGTTTGACGCGAGTCCCACGACACCACCCGTGTGATAGCGAGGTGCATTGGCAAACCATGCGCCGCTGACAGCACGAGTGCGACTGGGTGAGGACACACCAACGACCGCACCGCTGTGCGCCACTGCGCCACTGATCACACCAAATGAACGCAAGGCATTGAGAACCTGCTGCTTGATGATCAGGGCTGCGATCTCCTTCAGGATCGACGCGAAGGTCTGCAAGATCGACTTGCCAACCGAGTCGAACACATCACCCCAATCGGCTGTACCTTGGGTCAGTCGCCCAACGGAGTCGTAGAGCGCGTCAAAGGCGTTGCTGACACCCTGACCAATGCCATTGTTGATGATGCTCTGCGTACGGTCGAACGTAGCAGCCAGGGCATTACCACTGCCTCGCGCCTTGTCAAGCAAGGCCAAGAACTCTTGAAGCCGCAGCGGATCGAACGCAGCAGCATTCGCAATGGCAAAGTCCCGAGCGGCGGCAGCCGCAGCAGCAATGGCAGGTTGTGCCTGTGAGACCACTGCCAAGATTTGATTGTCGGCCGCATCACGATTCAGATTGCCTGCTGCAACCTGATCCTCGATCGCCTGAATCGTCAACTGCCGTGCCTTCAATGCGTCATTGATTGACTCTTCCCGCTTTTGCAGTTGCTCACGCAGGAACTTGACCCGTTCGATGTTCTGCGCTTCGGCGAGTGCTGCCTTGGCCCGCACTTCAGCGGCGTCGGTGAATGCCGTGTCAGGGGTCAGACTGACATCAGTGCGATTGTTGAGGGCCTTGTCGCGAATCTTCTGGATCTCCGCAAACGTGTCGGCGTAGCTGAGCGTCACAGCATCGAGACGAGACTGCAGTTCGTCTTTCTCTTTGCGCCCGTTCGCAACCTCCAAGCCGTTCAACTTCTTGGTCAGCGCATCTTGTTCGGCAAGAACCTTTTCGTTGAACTGTTGAATGATGTCGAGTTCACGCTCCTTGACCGCACGAGCGAATTTCCCCTGAGCCTCTTTGCGATCTTTCGGCTGCAGTTTCTCGATCTCGCGCCGCAACGGCTTGGTCGTCTCAAGGAATGACTGGATCTGGCTCGCCAGGGTTTCATTCGCGCCGTTCAAAGTCTTCGCGTTGATCGCGTTGATCTTGTCGAGAATGCCCTCAACTTCTTTGGCGTACTTCTCCGCGTCCTTCGGATCGAGCGGTTGCTTGACCGTGCGGACGTTGAGCGGACGATCGCGGAAGAAGCGGCTATCACTGCGGTCACGAACAGAAGGTTGTACCAGGCTTGGCGTCTTCAGTTGCTCTGCTTCCTGTGCAGCGCGGAGACTCTCGATCTCGGCCAGGTCTTTCAACATCTGGCCGCGGATCGCCTTGACCGTGCTCGACACCCCGCGGCTCTGATTGAGCGTGATGGTGTCCAACGCTTTGCCGATTGACTCGGCAATCGGTGTCAGGCCGAGCGCCTTGGCGCCTGCCTCGAAGATCTTGAGGAACGTCCTGAAGAACAAAGTTGCGTTGTTGATCATGCCCTTGAAGGCATCGGCCGCAAGCGTAGGCAGGCGTTCCCAGAACTCAGCAGCACCCGCAGTCAGCAGCACCCACATCTTCTGAAACGTGGCCACCATGTCGATGCCGAACAGCCGCACTTGGACGAACTGATCACTCAGGTACTTGCCGATCGCGAAACTTGCAATGAAGACTGCTGCAGCGGCCGACAGCGCGCGGAAAGCACCGACGAGGGTGAAGGCGATCGGCGCGAACGCGGCAGCGGCCACGGATGCGACAGACAGACTGGTAGCCAGGGCTGAAACAGCCACGCCGGTTGTCACGATGGCCCGTGATGCGACGATGCCGCCGAACACCAAGGCCAGCAGGCCGATCTCGTCCTTGTACTTGACGACAGCGCTGACACCGTTGACGAAGGCGGTTGCAATCTGACCGAGCGTCTTGGCGAACTCCTTGCCATCGTTGCTTTGGAAGAACTCGCTGAGTTGCTTCAGCAGGGCAACGTATGCATCGGCAAAGCCGGCTTCTGCGATCTGCTGCTTGAAGAACAGCACCGAGTTGTTGAAGCGCTGCTGTTCCGCATCGAGCGACTTCAGAGCTTGCGCC